ATCGAGGTCACTGGCCGGTCCAAGCTCGAGGACATCATCGATTGCTCCGGCGCGCTGCCTCAGCAGCAGGCGGTCGGCCGGACGCTGGGTTCGCTCGCAAATCTTCTCTGCTCGCCCTTCGGTATCTCGGTCTCGATGCCGGACGGGGACACGCCGACAATTCCTTCGATCTCGGTCTTGCTCACCGAGAGCATCTACGAGACTTTGGAACGCGTGGCTCGCTGGAACGCGAAGCTGCTCTATGACGATACTGCGGGAAATCTCGTTATCGCCGCGGTGGGCACGACAAAGCATGCAAGCGGCTTCCAGGAAGGCATCAACTGCCAGGTCATTCGGTCCACCATCAATGTGGCGGAGCGGTTCACGTCGATCGCCGCGATCTGGCAGGACACCAACGTACTCACGATGGGCACCGACACGACGCCCCTGCCCTACGTCAACGATCAATCGAAAGCGGTCGACACCAGCTTCCCTCCGCGTGCCGATGGTAAGCCGCGCTACCGTCCGCTCTTGATCCTGGCCGAGCAGGGCCAGGGGCAGAACAATCTTGTTCCGCAGCGGGTCCAGTGGGAAATGGCGCGCCGCGTCGGCCGGAGCCAGGCCGTCACCGTGACCTGCGACAGCTGGCGAGATAGCGCCGGGCAACTCTGGACCCCGAACCAGCTCGCCGACGTCACCTTGCCGAGCGAAAAGGTGCAAGGGACCTGGCTCATTTCGACCGTCACCTTCATCCGCGATGGGTCAGGCACGCGGGCCGATGTGACGCTGATGCCGAAAGCCGCGTTCATCCCGCAGCCAGCGATGCCCTACCTCGTCGACAATGAAGCGATCTCGGCATCTGGTCAGAACACGACCGGTGCGCAGACGCCGACGCAATAAGGAAGACCATGTCTGGTTCCGGTGGTTATTCAATCACGATCAAGGCCGTCGACCAGACGACGGCGACGATCGACAAGATCAATGCGAGGATTGCCGGCGCGCAGACGGCCATCAATCGCAAGCTGGAAGCCGCCGCGGCGCCGTGGAAGCGGCTTGGCGGGTCGATCGGCAAGACGATGCAGCTGCTGGGGGGCACCCAGCTCGCGCAGGGCGTCGAGCGCGTCTCCAAGGGCTTCACGAACCTCACCCGGGCGAGCTACGGCGCGTTCAACAACATCTCCCGCATCGTCGACCCGCTCGGCATCATCACCGGTGCGACGACGATCGCCGGAATCGCGGCCCTGGAATCGCATTTCGCGTCTTTGGGCCAGACCCTGACCAATACCGGCCGGCTCATGAACATGGACCCGGCGAAGATCGCGCAGTGGGAGCGCGCCGTGCGGCTCGCCGGCGGCTCGGCGGCCGATGCCGACAGTTCGCTGCGCGGCCTGCAATATGCAGCGACCGATGCGCGCTTTGGCATGAACAATCAGGCTGCTGGATACCTGCAGCTTGCCGAAGGGCCAAATTGGAAGCAGCAAAGCCAGGACATCAACGGCACGGCCATGGCGCTGAGCCGCTACCTGACCACGCTCAAGGGCCCGGCCCGGGCGAATGCCATCCGCAACATCCAGGGCACTTTCGGGCTGACGGATGGCTTCACATCCATGATCGCCCAGGGACCTGCGGCCGTTCAGAAGTATTTGAATCAGGCCGCGGCGCACGGCAGTCCGACCGACGCGCAGATCGCCACCGGCAACAGTCTGGCTGGCTCGATCAACGGGGCGGTGCAGAGCATCGAGGGACTGGCTAACGCCATCTCGAGCAAGCTGGCTCCGGTGCTCAAGCCCTTGGTCGACCAATTCTCGACCTGGGTCGACAAGAACCGGAACCTGATCTCGCAGAAGATTGGCGATATCGTCTCGGGCATCGCCGACAAGATCAAGGCTTTCGACTGGCAAGCGGCATGGAAGAACATCCAGGCCGTCTTCGACAAGATCAACGCCGTGGTGCAGTCCATAGGCGGATGGAAAACGGCCCTTGAGGGCGTTATCGTCATCCTGACTGCCTCCAAGGTAGCCGCTATCGCAGCGCCCTTTGTGCAACTCGCGACCGCTATCGCCAGTCTTACGGCGGGAGCTGGCTCCTTCGGTGCGCTGGGCATGGCGCTTCGCGCCGCCGGCTTCGCGGTAGTGGGTGGCCAGCTCGTGAACCTGGCCGCGACCGCTGCAGGGGCGTCGCAAAACACGGCCAACATCCTCGGGGATGCGACCACCGGCGCTATCGCCGGCGGCGCGATCTTCGGACCGGTCGGCGCTGGCATCGGCGCCGTTCTGGGTGCGGCATACGGTGGCTATGAGGCGCACAAGGCCTCGAAGGCTACCCAGGATGCGCGCGCTGACGCCATGACCGCTTATTACCGCAGCCAGGGCCTGTCAGCAGTGTCCGCGGCCGCGCTGGTGGGCGGCTTTCAGCAGGAAAGCGGTCTCGACCCGACGGCGAGCAACGACCAGGGCGGCGGCCATTATGGCATAGGCCAGTGGGATGCGAGCCGGCAGGCCGATTTCAAGCGCCTGTTCGGCCATGATATTCGGCAGAGCACCCTGCAGGAGCAGATGCAGTTCGCCGCGAATGAGCTCTTCAATGGGAAAGAGGCCGCCGCTGGGCGGGCGCTGCTTGCCGCTAAGACCGCGCCAGAGGCGACCGACGCCGCGCTGTCTTATGAGCGTCCCGCGACACCGGGCACGCCCGCGTGGCAGAACGAGCACCAATGGCGGCTGGCAAATACGGCAGCGATATTGGCGCGCCAAAAGGACGGCGGCAAATATCTTCCCGCCATCGACGCTGGGGGAAATGCTGGCGCCTTCCCGCAGGACAATGAGCCCTCGCGGCTGATCGGCGTGCCGCAGTCTGGAATTGGCATGCATGACGAGGACCGGCGCGCGATCGTTGACGTGCATATCCACGACCACCGCACGACCGCAAACGTCCGGAAACAGAGCCGGGCGGTACATACGGTAGTGAAGACGCAGATGCCCATGCCCGCCGTGGGTCCATAACATGTCTTGGCTTGATTTTCTTCTGCCCGCCTCCTGGCGCGGCGTGCCCTTTCAGGTCTTTGACAACGAAGCGCGCGTAGGGCGCAAAGTCGCGCTTCACGAATATCCGTTCCGGGATACCCCGTGGCCCGAGGACATGGGCAAGGCGAGCAGCTTCTACACCTTCCGCGGCTTCCTGGTCGGTGATGACTGCTACTTGCAGCAAGACCTGCTGATGGTCGCATGCGAGATCTCCGGCGCCGGCCCGCTGGTGCATCCGACGCTTGGTCTTCTCAGCGTGAGCCTCGCCGAACCTGCCGTGTTTCGGCAGTCATATCAGACTGGGCGAGCCGTCATGGTGGATCTTGTTTTCGTGGAAGGTGCCCCCCTGCAGCTATTCCCGAGCGTCATCCAGAACACCATCAGCAACGTGAGTTCGGCGGCCGATAGCGCACTGACAGGCATCAGCACTGACTTCTCAAATCTGATCTCCAATCCGCTGGGCGTGATCTGATGGCTTCCGGCTCCGCGATTGCTCAGGGCGCTCTTCTCGCGGTTCGGGCGTGGGGAGCGACCGCCGTCACGCTTTCCCGGGATGCTGCGCTCGCTGCCGGCGCCATGAGCGTGCTGCCCGGGAACTACGGGAGATACGTGAGCAATGGCGCCGTGCCGGTGCAGAACACGGCAACGGTGGCATCAGTTCTCGCAAGCCTCTCCGCGGCCCGGACAGCGGTAGGCACAGCCAGCGCCACAGTCCAAGCGGACGCCGCCGATCTTACGTCGGCAAACGCCGGCACGCTTGTCGCAGACATCGCAGCCCTCGCGGAGGCTCTGCGGGCGGTTGCGGTGGACCCTTCGGATCAAATCCGACTGATGATCGCGCTCGAGAATTTCTACCCCACGCCGGCGGTCTCATCCGCAGCTATCGGTCAGACGATCGCCGCCGTGCAAACTGAAACCGGCGCCGTGTGCCGCCGGGCGGCGCTGGTCTCGCTGGCGCGAGCATGCGCGGCATATACGCCCACGTCCTACAATGATGCCCTGACGCTGCGCGACAATGTGGCGACCCTGATCCAGAACGAGATCATCATGGCGTCGACGGCCGGAGACACGAACGCCTATGCCGCGCTGAGAGCGCTGCGCACCGCGGTTATCACTGATCTCACAGCCCGCGGCGCCAACCTGCCGCAATTGGTCGAGGTGACCACGAGGGTGCCTATGCCGTCTTTGGCCCTCGCCTATCAGCTATATGGCGACGCCACCCGCAGCGATGACCTGGTGCAGCGCGCGGCCCCAATTTGCTCGCTATGGATGCCGACGGACTTCGTGGCTCTGAGCAGCTGATGAGCGCGGTCAAGCGGCTATACGATCGCACTGTCGCAGCACTCGGGCTATTTCGTGGGGAGCTGCCGGCCGACGGCGGTTCGCCGATTCAAAAGATCCAGGTGATATCGGTAACGACAGGCGGCCGCCAGGCGGGTGTCCCGTTTATGCAGCACTACGGTTTCGCCAGCCGTCCGCATGCTGGGTGTGATTATGCCCTTCTGGCGCTGGGTGGTGATCCGACCAAAAGCGTGATCATCGCATCGAATGATCAGCGGTATCAGTTCCCTTTGGCTGAGGGTGAAGCGGCCTTTTTCGATGATCTGGTTCAATCAGTTCACCTCACCCGCACGGGAATCGTCTGGACGGACCAATTTCAGAACACGATCACGAGCGGAGCAGAGGGCTTTGTCATGGCCGACAAGTTCGGCAACCAGATCGTGACAGGCGCAACTGGCATTCTGCTTAAATCCTGCACGGGCGTGGTTACGGTCGACAACGAGATCGCCGGCACGGAAGAAAGCGGCCTTGGGGCTTCCTTCACTGGAACCGTAAAGACCACTGGCGACGTCATAGCTGGTGCCGGCGGTGCCGATCAGATTAGCCTTCTCGATCACACGCACAAATATCTGCCGGGGTCTGGCTCAGTGACCGATACCGCTGCGCCGACAGCAGGCACCTGAATGGCCGATATCGCACTGAAGTGGAATCCAGCTACCGGCTATGCCGATTGGTCGGTGGGCAATGGCGACCTGGTCTCGGGCAACACTCTCGAGACGGCGGTGATCCGGAGCTTGTTCACCGATAAGCGCTTGCCGACAGGAAGCGCGCCAACCGACGGAACGGGTGATCCGCGCGGATGGTGGGGCGACACCTATAACGGTTATCAAATCGGGTCGCTTCTATGGACGCTCGAGCGGTCAAAGAAAACGAGCAGCACCTCTCTTCTTCGCACGGCTGAGAAATATGCGGCTGATGCCCTGCAATGGCTGATCGACGCCGGCGTTGTCGCGACGGTCACGGTCACGGCTACCTGGGCCAATGCGACGAACATCGTCCTTTCGGCTGTGCTGCTTGAGCCCAACTCGACTACCCCGCAGCGCTTCGCCTTTTCGTGGGCATGGAACGGAGGTTAGCTTCTAGATGCCGTTTTCACGCCCCACCCTGGTGCAGCTTATATCTCAGGCACAACAGGATATCATAGCCGGTCAGATCATCGACCAATCAACTGGGCAGATCCTTCAGGGGCTGCTCGCCCAGGCTAATCTTCTTGATGTAGCGACCATGGAGGCGGGTCTCGTCAATCTGCTTTACGACTTTGTGGATTGGCTGTCCGAAATGGCGGTCCCGTGGACGGCGGGAGACGAATTCCTTGAGGGTTGGGCCGCTCTGAAGGCTGTAACGCGAAAGGCCGCGTCCGCGTCGACCGGGACATTCGTCATAGCCTCCGACGCTACGAACGGCGCTGAACTTCCGTCCGGCGCGATCATCACCCGCAGCGACGGGATAGAGTTCGCAACCACTGCATCCGCGACGGTCTCAGGTGGAGCTTTGTCAGCGCCTATCCGGGCAACGACAGTCGGATCTGTGACGACCCTGGTCACCGGCACGCCGCTGACGATCGCAGCACCGGTGGGCGGCATTCCCATCAACGGCACCGCGACTGCCGGGACAGCTGGCGCTGATGCGGAACTGGATGACGCTCTGCGCACGCGCATGCTGGCTGCCTTCGCCGCACCTGCGCAGGGCGGCGACCGCGCGGACTATGTCGAGTGGGCAACAGCCGTGACGGGCGTCACCCGCGCCTGGGTGGCGCCAAATGGCGCTGGGTCTGGCACGGTCGTCCTCTATACGATGTGGGATGATGCCGAGGCCGCCAATGGTGGCTTTCCGCAAGGTTCGAATGGCGTCTCGCAGTATGACGCCGGACCCGGCGGCACACCGCGGGATACCGTCGCGACGGGCGATCAGCTCACGGTGGCTGATGCCATCGTGGCCCAGCAGCCGGCAACGGCACTTGTTTATAGCTGCGCCCCAACGAAAGCTCCGCAGAACTTCGCCATCGGTGGCCTCGGCGCGAACAACACAGCCGCAATTCAGGCGGCCATCACCGCTGCTCTGCAAGACATGTTCCTGCGCCTAGGCAACGTCGGTGGCACGTCGAACCCCGCGACGGGAGAGGCTTGGGCGCCGATTGATCCATCCGATTGGTACGCTGCGATCAGCTCAGTGACGGGCATTGGCCGCTTCACGGTAACTGAGCCCACCGCCCCCATAACACCAGGCACAGGTCAGCTCCCGACGCTCTCTGTCCCGCCGACCTTCTCGAGCTGAGATATGCCCGTTCCGGCTTGGACTGTTGCGGATCACCTCTCGGCCGCACAAATGCTATTGCCTCGAGGTCGCGCTTGGCCGCGCGATCCGAGCTCGGTGCAAACCCAGACTCTGCAGACCTTGGTCGCGACCTTCCAGCGCCTGACGGCCCGCGGAGCCTATCTTCTTACCGACGCCTTCCCGCCCACCGCAGACGAACTGCTGCCTGAGTGGGAAGCGTCCCTCGGCCTCCCCGACCCGTGCGCCGGGGAGTCTCCGACGATCGCGCTGCGCCAGGCGCAGGTGACCGCTCGGATCTCGGCCGGCGGTGGTCAGAGCATCGCCTACTTCGTGAACTTCGCGAAGACGCTGGGCTATGACATCACGATCGAGCAATTCTCGCCGTTTCGTGTCGGCGTCAGCACGGTTGGAAGCCCGCTGTATGGCGACGCATGGGCCTTCGCCTGGCAAGTCAACGCACCGCAATTCTCGATCTCCTATTTTTCGACCGGCATCAGCGCGGTTGGCGAACCTCTCGCGACCTGGGGCAACACCGTTCTTCAATGCGAGCTTCGGCGGCTCGCCCCGGCCCATACCACAGTCATCTTCAACTATAGCTAGGCGGTCCAATGTATCGCATTGACAACTCGACGGCAGCGACCAC